GAGCCTGTCTTTGGCAACCGCACGATCAAGCTTAAGCTCGGATTTTGCCCGCGCGGACCTTTTGACTTTTACGCTTTCGCCGCTGCCGTGCATGGGCAGCGGCGAAAGCTGGAGCTCGACGGCCGTGACGGCTATTACATCGGGCGGTGTACGGTCGGCACGCCGGACACATCGCTGGCCCGCACGATCTTTGACCTGACGATCAACGCAGACCCTTACCGGCTGGATGACGCCGAGGTATCCGTAAAGATCCCGATGCTCGCGGCGTCGGACAACGTCTTGGTCGGCCGGAGCGTGACGGCGATCGGATCATCATCGTCAGTCGATGAATACTTTGACGTCGTCGGAGACGGCGCTAGCAGTGTGCTGCGCATCAAATCCGTTGCCGACACCGGTGGCGGCGTATATGGCTACGCACGCTTCCGGCTGCCTTGGCCGACCGCCGGCAGCTGCCTTGTATCCGCGGACGTCACCGGTGGGTGGTACACCATCGTGGACGCATCCGGTAAGCCATACGGCGACGGAAAAAGCAGGTGGATCTCCAGTGTGCCGGTCGGCGGGCTGTACATGATGCTGGAGACGATCAACCCCAGCGGGTGCACAGCAAGCAACATCAAGCTTTTCCGCGCGCAGCCCGGATCGCTTGCCGGTCTGTGCAGCGATAGGCTGATGTATCCGGCGTCCGACAAAGGCGGTGTGCAGATCTATCGCTGTGATCGCGCGTATGCCCCGGCGACGCTCGGCGACCGCGAGACATCCAGCCCGTATCTGCAGATCCGCAAGACGCCGGACTACGCATACGCGATCGGCGGCGCGGCCGGCGAGCTTACGCTTACCGGGCGGAGGGGGTGGATCTGATGTACGCTGGCTATACAGATGGTACGTTGCTTTTTGCAGTCGGCATGGCCGGGCACGAGATCTCTGCCGGCACGCTGCACCGCGCAGTCGGCGAGATCGACTCGGCGAATTTTGTGCTGCCGCCGTCCAACACGATGCGCGACGTGCCGATCAAGCGCGCGTCCGTCATATCGATCCAAAAAGACGGAGTGGAGATCTTTCGCGGGTCCGTGGCGGACACGTCCACGGATCTGCGCGGCAGCCGCACCTATAGCGTGGACGGTGCGATGCTGTGGCTGGATGATATATGCAAAGCACCTTTTGTGCTGTCGCCAGACACCGTGGAGTACTACGTCACCGCGCTGCTGACGCAGTATAACGCCGCGTGCGCACCTGCGCGCAAGATCTTGCTTGGTACGGTGGACTCCGCGCTGCCGAAGCTGTCCGTGCAGCATACAGAGTATGTATCTACGCTGTCGCTGCTGCAGGAGGCCATGACGGCCACCGGTGGGACGATGCGCCTGCGATACGACGGCGGCAACGTATACCTGGATGTGCATAAAAGCTATCGCCACATGTGCACACAGCAGGTGGATATCAGTAAAAATTTACTAGATCTTACCGACAAAATCGACGGCGCGAGCTTGCTGACGCGCGTCTACCCAGTCGGCAAAAACGGGCTGACGATCGACAGCGTAAACGGCGGGATCCCGTATCTGATCAACGCTGACGCCGAGGCGCTGTATGGCCGCATCGATGGTACGATGCAGGCAGACACGGATGATCCTGCCGTGCTTAAGGCGACGGCGGCGTCTTATCTTGCCAAAAACGGCGGCTTGTCGCGCGGCATCGAGGTCAGCGCGGCGGACCTGTCCGGCGCTGACACGGAGCTGGAGCCTTTTGATGTCGGCGACAGCGTGCGCGTGGTGTCGCCGCCGCACGGAATCGACACCGTGATGACGGTGTCCAAAGTGGACACAAGTCTTGTCGGCGGCAAGGACAGCCTGACGCTCGGCTGGGGCAGTAAGACACTCACCGGCGCTGTCGCCTCCGGCGGCAGCGGGTCATCGGGCGGGTCTGCGGCTGCGTCTGGCGGAGGGGTCGACGTGGACAGCGCGCTATCTGACACATCCACAAATCCGGTGCAAAACAAAATCGTGACCGCTGCGCTAAACAGCAAAGCCGGAACGGCGGTAGCCACGCAGTCCTCGGCTGGCCTGATGTCCGCCGTGGATAAGACTAAGCTGGATGCGCTTGCGAAAGGTGGCGGCGTGACATACATGTCCGCGGACGAGATGCAGGCCATCTGGGATACAAATTGATGAGGGGGTACTACAATGGCAGACGATAGCAAAGCGGTTGGGCCGCTGGCGACGGCCAGGTTGGTCACGCTGATTAAGGCCGAAACGGCAAAAAAGTACGACAAGACTGGCGGGAAAATCGACGGCAGTGCCGAGATCACCGGTAACGTGCACGCTGGTGGAGCCGTGCAGTCTGATCTTCTTCTGTCGGCACCAAGCGTTGCTGTGCGCAACGACGCAGCAGGAGCTTCTGTCCACATTAACTGTTCTGGGGATAACGCTGCTGGAATTTCCAGCTTGGGCAGCGACGGAAAATCGCGCTATTCACGGTTCGCTGTCGGCATGCCTACCGGAGACAACGATGCAGCAACCAAGGCGTATGTGGATGGAAGGACGCACGATTACTACGATGTAACCGTAACCTCTTCGGCCGACGCGGCGCAGACGATCGACGGCGGTATCATCGACGTGCGCGGCAGCGCGGATAAAACTGTCGCAGAAATTGCCGCTGCCTATGCTGCCGGAGCGATCGTGCGCTGCATCTATAACGGCAACATCATGCGGCTTATGCGCGCTACGGATGGTAGCTATACTTTTGCGGGAGTCGGTGCGAACTACGGCGTGGCGCGATCTGGCAATATCACGATTACGATCATGTCCACGTCCAACGGTGACACGACGTTGATCACGTCGGCGGCTGGCGAACTGCCCATCCCAGACAGCGATGTAAGCCAAAACGGCTGCGTGCTGGTCGTTAGAGACGGCCAGTGGATATACAGTGCGGATAAACTGATCCCGGCGACACCAACCTCAAACGGCCTTATGTCCGCTGCAGACAAGGCGAAGCTGGACAGCATGGACAGCGTGTGCTACGACATCTATGCCAAAATAGGTGCCGCATATACGCACGACAGCGTATACAAGTACGCATGCACGGTGTCGCGCACGTTTGCCGAGATCGATGCGGCTGTTCACGCTGGGAAAACACCGCGTGTGCTGCTCGTGGATGACATCGACAATCCCAGCGATACGCGCATCATCTGCCCACTATCAGAATACGATACCAGCCGGTCAGAAGGTGGGTATTACTTTGATGCTCCGGGGTTGGTTGGCGTAAACGGGTCGGGCAGGATCTATATTGATGAAAATGGCGCGATGTACACTTGCAGCGCTGGCGAATTGCCCGCAGTTGGCGCAAATCAGGATGGCAAGTACCTGATGATCGATGGCGGCAAGTGGACATACAAGCGGCCGGATGCTGCTACCGCAACCGCACCCGGCTTTATGTCTACGGCAGATAAGGCCAAGTTGGACAGCATTGAGAGGGGCGCAAACAAGACGGTTGTGGACGCAGCGCTGGACGCTGTGTCTGCCAACCCGGTGCAGAATAAAGCTGTCAAGGCCGCGCTGGATGGTAAAGCGGGTACGGCAGTAGCTACCACGTCAGCCAATGGCCTGATGTCTAAGGACGACAAAGACAAGCTTAACGGCGTGGAGGCTGGCGCGACCAAGACCATCGTTGACGATGCCATGTCTGACACATCTACCAACCCTGTCCAGAACAAGGCCGTCAAGGCGGCGCTGGACGGCAAGCTGTCAACACAGGGCGGCGAAATTTTGGGTCATTTGAGCGTTGGGCTTACAGTCAGCGCTGAGGGGTCTGTATCTACTGGCAGGACGAGCACGGACACAGGCATCCATTTCGAGAAAGCGGGTTCTGACGTCGGACGCATTTCGCACAGCTCAGACCCCATGACTGGTGTAGCGCCAATTGCCCGCCTGAAAGTGGCATCGCCGACCGAGGATGACGACGCGGCTACTAAGGCGTATGTGGACGGCAGCGCGGTGCGATACGACGCGGCGCAGACGCTCACTGACGCACAGAAGGCACAGGCGAGGGAGAACGTTGGCGCGGCGAGTGCGTTCGCTCCAATCCTTACATCGCCGGTTATGATTCGCAAGGAGAGGGCCACAGACTCGGCCGGCGTGTATCTGAGCACGATTGATACCGGAGAAAAAAGGGCAGAAATCAGGCTGGAAGATGTAAACGAAAACGCGCCAGTAGCGATTGCAAATCTTCGCACCCCGACGGGCGCTGGCAAGGACGACTATGCTGCGACAAAGGGATACGTGGACAGCAAAGTTGCAAGTGGCAGCGGCGTGACCGTGGACACCGCCATGTCGGGCACATCTACCAACCCTGTGCAGAACAAGGTAATCAAGCAATACGTCGACGGCAAGGTGGCTGCTGCTGGCAGCAATATCACCGTGGACGCAACGCTATCCTCTACCAGCACGAACCCGGTGCAGAATAAAGCTGTCAAGGCAGCGATTGACGCCAAGGCCGACAAGACCGCGTTGGATGCAAAGGCGGACAAGACTGCACTGAACGCCAAAATGGACAAGTCTGGCGGCACGTTTACCGGCAACGTCCACGGCAAGTATTTTTGCGGTACATGGCTACAGTCCACAGAGGCTAGCGATCTGGGGCGTATACCGGGCAAGATCGCCGTGCTGGATGACAGCGGCTGGGTGTACTATCGCACGCCCGCCGAACTGTTTGCTGATCTTGGGATTGCCAACGCAATTAAATCCTACGTTGACACTGCAATCGTAGCAGCAATCAACAGTGCATACTAAGGGGGCATATCATGGCTACTACTGTATCTATGACTAATATCGCGGCAAACAACGGCAAGGGCTGGTTTCCGGCCCAGCGCGGAAACTGCACGTGGCAGCTGTCGAGCATCACTCCGGGCGACGGTGCCGCGTCCAGCATCAAGATCATCCCTTCCGGCGCGGGCGAGGTTACATTATCGTCGGCAGCGCATGATCTGGTTGCGTCGCACAAGTATTATGTCACATTTAAGATCCGGTTTGAGGCTGCGGTCACGGGCACCTGTGACTGGTACTGGCCTATCGCGGAGCCTGCGGCAGCCGCGAATATTGCCGTCAACGCTGCTGCTGGTACATGGACGCGCTTGTCGGCCGTGTTTGATCGCGTCAAATTTGCGAATGGCAGCTATAATTGCCGGTTTGATTATAACAACAACGACGGCGGCAACAAAGTGTTTTGGTTCACATCCTGTATGTTGATCGACCTGACCGCTGCCTTCGGCGCTGGTTTGGAGCCGAGCAAGGAGTGGCTAGATAAGCATATCACGGCGTTTTCGGATGCGCCGACGGTGCAGTACGTCAAAAATTTGGGGGAACTGTTTACGAACATCGCCGACACGATCCGCGCAAAAAACGGCCAGACAGGCGAGATTTTTGCCTGCGATTTTGTGGATCACATCTGAGCGCTATAATCCCGGAAAGGAGGACGAGCAAATGGAAATCATCGAAGCATACGCAACGCAAAACAAGTGCTACCAGATTGGTACGCCGCTTAAACCGCGTGGCATCATGCTACATAGCATTGGGTGCCCGCAACCTAATGCGTCCGTCATGGCGCAAAATTACAATCAGTACAGGCCCAACGGCCAGTCTGTTTGCGTCCATGCTTTTGTGCAGCGCGACGGCACGGTATATCAGACGCTGCCGTGGACTGTACAGGCATGGCACTGTGGCGGCGCGGCGAACGCTACGCACATCGGCATCGAGATGACCGAGCCTGCCTCCATCGTCTACACCGGCGGCGCGAGCTGGCGCGACCTTGACCCGGACGCGACCGAGGCGCACGTGCGCGGGACGTATGCCGCAGCCGTGGAGCTTTTCGCGCGGCTGTGCACGCAGTACGCGCTGGATCCGCTGGAGGACGGCGTCATTATCAGCCACGCCGAGGGCGCGGCAAGAGGCGTCGCTAGCGCGCACGCAGACCCCACACACCTGTGGCGGGCGTTCGGACTGACGATGGATGGCTTTCGGGCGGACGTCGCGGCCAAGATGGCCGCGGGAAATACAGACAAGGAGGACGACATGGTAAGATACGACAGCATTGACGACGTGCCCGGCTGGGCGCAGGACACAGTGCGCGCGCTGATGGACGCGGGCGCGCTGCAGGGTGACGATCAGGGGCAGCTGGACCTGTCGCTGGATATGATCCGCAGCATGGTGATCGGCAAGCGGTACGCGGACGCGCGCAGCCCCAGATACGCCACGATTGACGACGTGCCCGGCTGGGCGCGCGAGGAGACGCAGCGGCTGATCGACCGCGGCGTGCTGGCCGGTACGACCGGCGGAAAGCTGGATCTGTCGCTGGATATGCTGCGCACGATGATCGTGTGCCAGCGGATGATGGACGGTGACGCCAAGTGACTACATATCAATGGCTTTGCCTGCTGGGCATCCCGTCGCTGCTGATCGCGGCGCTGCTGGCCATGATCCGGCATCTGGCGGCGCAGATCCAGCACGATCGCGCGGACACAGCGGCGACAAAGCTCGGGGTGCAGGCGCTTTTACGCGCGCAGATGATATCCGACTACAACAAATGGTCGGACAGGGGCTACGCCCCGATCTACGCAAGGCAAAATTTTGAAAACTGTTGGGGGCATTACCATACTTTGGGCGCAAACGGCGTGATGGATGACATCCACGAAAAATTTCTGCAGCTCCCGACGCAGGAAAAATGACACAGAAAGGACGATAAAAATGGAACTTGGAATTGCATCTGTGGCGGCGATCACCGCCATCACTTACCTTGTGGGCATGGCCGTCAAGGCGACCGAGGCCGCAGATAAGTGGATCCCGATCATCTGCGGCGCGACCGGCCTGGTCCTCGGCGTCGTCGCGTGGGCGATGGGCGTGCCGGACTATCCGGCGCACGACTGGCTTAACGCTGCCGCCGTCGGCATCGTGTCCGGCTGGGCGGCAACAGGGCTGAATCAGAGCGTGAAGCAGCTGACGGATAATAAATAATTGGGCAAAGTAAGGCCGCCGGAGCGTAAGTGCTCCGGCGGCTTTGTGATTTTAAATTTCTGTGCCGTCCGGCAGTGCAAACTTGATGTTGACTTTGCAGCCGAGCGCTTCCCCGATGCGCTCCCATTCTTCCACGGTAAATTTCCCGGTATTCAGTCGTTTGTTAAGCAGCTGAGGGGACCATCCGAGGCGTCGCGCCAGCTCGGAGTTTGTAATCCCAAAATACGCAAGTTTCATTTCGATTATTTGCCGCGCTGTCACGGTATCACTTCCTTCTGTTAGATAGCATAACCTATTTAGTTTAACGTGTCAACTAAAAATTTTCTGAAATATCCGAAAAAGTTAAAATATAGGGTTGACATTATAAACTATTTGATTTATAATAATATTCGTAAGGCAGAGGGAAACCTCTTGTGAAAGGAAGTGAGGGAATGACCGAGATGAACGTCACAGAGGCGCTGCTGAAAGCAATCCTCGAACTCATCGAGAAGTGCGAAACGCTTGAAGAACTTCGCGAGAGCGTCAAGCGCATCATGCATGAGTAAACAAAAAGAGTAGCGGCACCGACCAAAGCCCCGCTACTCGCACCCGAGAAGGTGAGCCGGGAGCCTTACCCCGGCCACCTTGATTATAAACCGAGTAAGGCGGAAAAATCAAGGAGGAAACACTATGAAGTACGAAGTCTACGAAAATAACGGCGGCGCCGTTATGCTCGCTATCCTCGACGACGATTGCAAGCCGGCCGCCATTTTTGAAAACTGGGAGTATGGTCAGCGCGGCGTTTTGGCCGACGCACTGCAGGAGCTTGCCGCAGATCCGACGGCGTGGAGAGCGTGGGACGGCGACCTTGTCGAGCGCATCGCGTCCGAGTGGCCGTACAGCGGTGAGGCAGAGCCGCCCACGCTTACCGAGCTTTACGACGAGATCAGCGGGAGCGATGCATGCATCATTGACAGTGACGGCGATATGATCCCCGCACAGCGCATGGGCGCCGCGGCTCTCAAGGCACTTGGCCTGAGCCTTGAGGATGACGATCAGTAATGCGTGCGGCAATCTATATCCGTGTATCAACGAGCGAGCAGGCGGCAGAGGGATATTCCCTCGCCGCCCAGCGCAAGAGCTTGATGCAGTGGTGCAATGGCCGCGCCTATGATGTAACCGGCGTGTATGCGGACGAAGGGATCAGCGCGAAGGACATCAAGCATCGACCGGCAATGCTGCAGCTGCTATCCGATGTGCAGGCCGGAGAAATCGACGTTGTGTGCGTCTGGGCGCTCAGCCGATTGACGCGCAGCGTTGCTGACCTATACAGCGTGTGGGATCTGCTTGCGGCGCACAACTGCGGGTTAATTAGCTACACAGAGGCTTTTGACACGACCACGCCGACCGGGCGCGCAATGATGGGCATGCTCGGGATTTTTGCTCAGATGGAACGAGAATTTACGGCAGAACGTGTCAGCGCGGCGATTGCCGAACGGGCAGCGCAGGGAAAGCGGACGTGCAATGAAGTCCTTGGCTATGACCTCGATGGCAAGGACAGCCTGAAGATCAACCCGGCGGAAGCGGAGCGCGTGCGGTATATTTTTGATCGTTACTTGGAATATCGCAATCTGTCGGCCGTTGCCGAGCTGTGCAGATTGCGCGGCTACACCGGGAAACGCGGTAGAATACAGACTGCCGAATCAATCCGGCGGATACTTATCTGTCCGGTATATGCTGGCTACAACAGCTATAAGGGCCAGTTGTACAAGGGATGTCACGCGCCCATCATATCTGTCAAAGATTACAATCGTGTGCAACGGATACTACAGCAGCGAGGGAAGCGAGTCAGGATACTGTATCAGCAAATCAAATGACAAACTGCGGTGGCATAGGGATAATCATGGGGATATATATTTGCGCCATATCTCGCAATGCAGTAATACCAATGCATAGTGGCAATGCACACCATGCTTGACGTGCGGAGGGTCACAGGTTCAAGTCCTGTATCGTCCACCAAAGGTCCACCGTAAGAAATTGCGGTGGGCTTTTTTCTTTATCCGACTGCCCGGCGCAAAAATGCGCCGGGTTTTTCTTTCCAAATTTTGCACGGGCGATTGAGGTTTTTGCGGATCTGTGCTACAATGCTTCTGGAAATGCACCGTGCTGCGGTGCGCGATGGAGGTGCGGTGGATGGAATGGGACGAGTACTACAAAAAATTCGACGAGTGGGCAACGTCCACGCAGATCAGCCGCCTCAGCGCACTGACATCCTACGGCCCCTCAGATGAGGTGGCGGAGGTCGCGCAGGGGCTGATGGATGAGACTGCGGCCTCCCGCCTGATCCGCAGGGCGCTTGCAGCCGGCGTGCAGTTCACGGCGGGGGAGATCTGCGAGCTGGTGAATTGCTGCAATGCGGCGGTGATGAATGCGCTTTTGGAAAATTCGACCTGCGCCTTCACGCGCGAGCAGCTTGAGGATCTCTGGGGCGTTGTCGACGATGCGCTGCTGGAGCAGACCGCGCGCAGGTGCCGCGTGAAGCTGTTTGATGACGACGAGGAAGAGGAAGAAGAGGAAGACGACGAGCCTGAACAAGCGGAGTTTCCGCCGCCGAAACGCAGATGCGAGCCGAGGCTCGGCTTCTGGACGCTGCTTGGCGCCGCCTTGCTCGGCGCATCGGGCGACGGTGGGCACGGCGGGCGCTGCACCGGCGACTGTGCACACTGTCCGCCGCACTTCGGCTATCGCTACGGCCGCTGGTACTATGGTCACGGCCATGTCTACGGCTGCGAATTTGGTGGAAACCGAGGCGACGGCTATGACTGAATGAATCTGGGAGGTACTTATGAATCGGACGATCACCATCAAGGACGTCGGCGGACATGGCGATCGAACCGGACGATATCGACGTGAGCGACAGCGCAGTTTTTGTGTGGGAGATCCGATGAGCTCCGCAGCGTTTGACCATTAAAATAACCGATGCCGGAGCAACGGGCGTCGGAATGTATGCTTCAGGAGGAGACCTATGAAAGCACTGACCTATCTCGAGCGCGGCCGCTTTGCCGTGACGGAAAAGCCGAAGCCGGTCGTGACTGACCCGCGCGACGCTGTTGTGCGCGTGACGCTCGGTTCGATCTGCACCAGTGACCTGCACATCAAGCACGGCTCCGTGCCGCGCGCCGTGCCGGGCATCACCGTCGGCCATGAGATGGTCGGCGTCGTGGAGGCTGTCGGCGCGGAGGTAAAGACCGTCCGCCCCGGCGACCGGGTGACGGTGAACGTAGAGACCTTTTGCGGCGAGTGTTACTTCTGCCGTCACGGCTGGGTGAACAACTGCACCGACCCCGACGGCGGCTGGGCGCTCGGCTGCCGCATCGACGGCGGGCAGACGGAGTTTGTGCGCGTGCCTTACGCCGATCAGGGTCTGGATAAGATCCCGGACGGCGTTACCGATGAGCAGGCGCTGTTCGTCGGTGACATTCTGGCCACCGGCTTCTGGGCTGCGCGCATTTCGGAGATCACGCCGGAGGACACCGTGCTCATCATCGGCGCAGGACCGACGGGGGTGTGCACGCTGGCATGCGTCCTGCTCAAGCAGCCCAAGCGCGTCATCGTCTGTGAGAAAGACCCGACGCGCATTGCGCTCGTGCGCGAGCACTATCCGGACGTGCTGCTCTGCCAGCCGGAGGCATGTGAGGACTTTGTGCGCGCACACAGCGACCACGGCGGCGCGGATGTGGTGCTCGAGGTCGCGGGCGCGAAGGATACCTTCGAGCTTGCGTGGCGCTGCGCGCGTCCCAACGCCATCGTGACGGTGGTCGCGCTCTATGACGAGGCGCAGACGCTGCCGCTGCCGGATATGTACGGCAAGAATCTCATCTTCAAGACCGGCGGTGTGGACGGCTGCGACTGCGCGGAGATCCTGCGCCTGATCGCGCAGGGGAAGATCGACACCACGCCGCTCATCACGCACCGTTTCCCGCTCAGCGAGATCGAGGAGGCGTATCGTATCTTTGAAAACCGGCTTGACGGCGTCATCAAGGTGGCGATCACGGCGGAGTAACGCAGCGGGGAGGGCGCGCAATGACCAGAGACGAGCTGCAGCGGTATATATTCGATCATTACAGCACAGAGCCGGACTATCCGTGGGCCGATGCGCCGAACCATGCCGTGTTTCGGCACGGCAGCAACCGGAAATGGTTTGCGCTGGTTCTGGACGTGCCGCGCAATAAGCTCGGTCTGCCCGGTACGCAGATGATCGACGTGGTGAACCTCAAGTGCGACCCGATCCTCATCGGCTCGCTGCGGGGTGAGCCGGGGATTTTCCCGGCCTACCACA